ACCATATTAGGTCTGGACTTAGCCCCAGCCCCGACACCGATTGTGACGTGCCGTTTCCACGATAGGTCACTGCATTGAACCCCTCGCTGACCACATCATCTTGGAAGGTCAGGTGGAAACCGTTTGTGCCGTATGTGCCAGCGTAGTCTATAGCTTCCCAATAGCCGTTGGTGAACTGACCAAAGCTGCTTGCGTCTAGGGCTTGACCGTCAATGAAATAGACATCGGATAGGTAGCCGTCAAGCAATCTAGTTGTTGCATTAGTTTGTCTGCCAATTTCGTGTTGATAGGAATTGTTGAAACCGGCACAATCTGCGTTTAATGATGGATAAGATGAAGCGTCAAACGCAGTAATCCTTTCACCATTTACATATAATCTAATCCGGTCTGTGCTTGTAGCGTTGGACGAATCCCACACACAAACAATATGATACCACGCTGAAGTGTCACGAAAAACTTGAGATGTTGTAAAGTTTCCAATAGACCCGCCATCATATGTATCAAAATTTATTTTATTGTGGTCAGACCCACCAGCAGACCCAATAAATCTTATCGCACCTTCAGCAGAACCACCGCTTGCAGAAAGCAATGTTTGGTTAGCAGATGTGTTTATATTCCCACGCTTAACCCAGCCACTCCAAGTCCACGTCTTGCGGTTGCCAGCAGCAGCCGGTGTCCAGCTTAGATACTGGCTTTCGTCATCGTTGAACTTGAGGGATTGCTGGTCGATGCCTTCAGATGCACCTACGTTACCTGCGCCGCCTGTTGAGAATAGATTGCTCATAATACCGCCTTTAGCTTACGTTTAGGCTGCGACCAACTTCGTACATATTGGTGCCGTCACTGTAAAACACCAGAATATCCTTCGCTGAGGCGTCTGTGGTAAGCGTTGGCGCAGTACCGCCAGCAAACTTAAATACGGCATTATAGGACAGTGTGCGAGAGCCTGTGGCATCCTGTATCACCATTATAGTGTATACGCCGCCGTCAACCATATTGGTAGGCGCAGCCAGTGTGCGGTTGTCTGTGAGGGTAACGCTAGTCACCTGATTGGCTGAGGCATCCCAGCTAATGCTTGCGGCGTCAGTCAGGGTTGTCGCATCGAAGTTCTGCGTCTTGGTGAACTCCTGCGCCAGTGACAGGCCAGCAATGGTTGCGTCGGCGTCTGGAGCCGTCAGGACGCGGGTCGTGGCGGTTGTGATGTTGCCAGCGTCAATGCGTACCGCCTTGGTCAGGTCAGCCGGGTCAGCCACAGTGAACGTATCCGCAAGGGGCTGCGTTCCGGCGTTCATCTTGGCCAGCAAAGACATCATCGACCGGAGTGAGTTATTTATCGAGCTTGGAACCATTGTCCCTTCGCCCAAATCTATCGACTCAATGTCTGCGTTGTTTGACGCGACAACGTCAAAATCCGTGATTGCATTTTTAGCCATTACTTTTTTCTCCTAAGCCGTAGCTTATTTATAACACACAACGCCAGCCGCGTCAGGGGTGGTTAGCGCACGCGCACCGCACGGCCATCAGATGTCTTGGCAAACGTCACAGGGTTGCCCTGACGATCCGTCACAGTCTCATAACCGACAATGTTGCCGCCAGCCGCCATATCTTCGAGGCTAGAGGCTTGGGCGGAGCTGATGGGTGAAGGCACCTGCTGGGATAATAGGCCGCCTGCTGCTGGTGAGCGCATAGCTGCTCCAGCCCCTTGCATTATGCCCGGTACGTCGCGCCCGCCTTTTCTTGTGCCAGCCAAGATAGCCTGACCCAATGGCGAGTAAACAGCGCCTGTTCCGCCTGCCACTAATCCTGTTGTGACAGGGTCGAGAAAGGCACCGCTGCCAAGCGTACCCATTGTAAGCGCCAAACGACCTGCTGTTCCGCTGTCAGGTACTTTTGTGCCTATAACGTCTGCGCCAGTTTCTGCGAGCTGTTGCATACGCCCCTCGCCCTTGGCAAGCACAGAAGGTGATCGCCGCGACTGCGCGTAAACTTTTTCTAGCAATTTTGCAGGGGTAACTTCACCAGCCATACCCTTTGAGGCAGCGGCCATTTGCATAGGCTTGAACCTAGAATATGCCGTGTCAATATTAGCGAGCTTTCCAGCTTTGTCAGGATTAAACTTGCCAAGCGTCGTCGTCAACTCCTCAGCCGCATCGCTCAACGCCTCTCCCAGCTCACGCTGATAGGCGTCTTGTGAAGTCATAAATTTATATGCCCTCTGGCGTAACGCGCTCTGTGCCTCTTTGAAGGCAGAGCCGGTGAGCCTTCCATCCTTTGCCCTGTCGCCAAGCTCTTTCATTATTATTCTGGAATATACGCCAGCCTCTTGCTTAGGCAAGGTGGCGGAAACGTCAGGTATCTGAGTAATGATCTGATTTGGAGACGGTATGTTGATATCGCTCAAAACGTCATCGTATGCCTTGCTAATTATGCTTTGAGCTTGGATATAAGCGTCACGACCCTTTACGCCCTTTGGCAACTTTTCTCCAAGCGGGGCTAGAGCCTCATCGTATGATGCCCTTTCAAATCCAGTAACGGCTCGACGGCGAGCGCCACCAATCAAAAAGTCAAGAACCGGAAGGCCAGCCAGACGCTCCTCAACGCCACCAGTTATCCCGCCAAACTTTTGCCCGACTGTCAGAGGCACGCCCTTTTTAATAAGCTCTGCGGCTCCTGCGGTAACGGCTGGCGCTGCTTTTTGCAGACCCGCGCCAAGCGTGCCGGATATTGCCATTGACGCCGGCACATCACTCATTTCTTCCGCCGCACCCGCGCCATATAGGGCGCTCGCACCCGCTACCTGAGCTGTCTTACCTGTTAGGGATTTTGGCGCTTTTTGCGCTACCTTTGCAACAGTCTGACCAGCAAGATTAGCGAGTGGCTCGTTTAGTTTGGTCACGCCTTTTGCGACACCTTTGCCAACAAGACCAGCCACACCCATCGGCATAGCTATAGAAGACGCAATCTCTGAGCCGTAAGCTGTCTTCGGATACTCTGTGCGAAACTGGTCAAGCTCTTTGCGAACTTGATCCCGCGCCTGCTTGTATGTTTGGTCGCCTAATATGCTTCTAATAAATCCCTCAGCCTCGTCAGCCGTTCCAAACGTAATGCCCTGACCGATTGACCGGGCAAGGCCAGTGGCGAACTCTATCGGGTCAAACCCGCCGACTGATGGCGTTTTGGTTTTTGCGACGTTGGAAGATAGTGCCGCTATTTCATCTTGCGTTGCTTCACGAATACCCATATCAATCCACCGCCAATACTTTGCCATCAGGAGTTTTGTAATAAGACACTCCGCCTGTTCTTTGCATAAACACTGACCCCTTTGGCAGTTGGTCGATTTCAGACGGCTTCATTTTTTTCTGCATGTAATCAAAAGCGCCGCCAGACTGCGCCTTCATGCTTTCTATCGCTGTCTTTCTGGCAATTCTTTTTTGCTCTATCGTGGCCGCGCTTTCTCCGGGCTGCGGAAAATATTTTAAATCTTCATTTGCAAATTCTGTTTCGGAAATGGCGGCACCTGATTCCTTACGCAAAACAGCGGTAATAAAGTTAAGTTTTGCGGCAAGGTATTGCTGACCGCTATCAGAGAGCGCCGACGCCCTAAGAGCAAGGGGCAGACTGCTGGCGGCAAAGTCTCTCATGTTAGCAGGGTCATAACCTCCAGCCGTAACATTTTCAAAAGTTGCGGTGGCTTCGAGCATCCTGTTGGTGAATGCCCCGGCCAGTTTTTCGTCGTTATTAAAAGTTGGCGCTTTTTCGCCAATAACTTTCTCGCCAGCTTGTAAGCCTTCTGGAACAGGAAACCCTGTTAAATCCATACCCGGAACTGTTACAGTTGTCACGGTGCCGTCTGGTGCAGTTCTGGTTTCTGGCTTTGGTTGAGACAGGCGCTGCCAAGACATATTGTATGTTGCTTCTTCAGTTTTTGTGGCTGTGCCGTCAGCGACTTTTTGGCCTAGAGTTAAGACGTTATTGCTGTCCTGTGCTGTTAAGCTGGTGCCGCTAAACGCCTGACCACCCTTGCCAAGCTCAGTTTGTATCTTAGCTTGTGTCAAAAGATTTTCTAGTTGGGTTTTTTGTTCAGCCCCAATGCGATCCTCAGCGGCAGTATAAGCCTTCATGCCAGCAGTACCCATACGCCCCAAAACCTGACCGAGCGAAACCGGACGGTCTTGCCATCCAGACGCCTCAAGGCCAGCGGCGGCAGCGCCTAACATGCCCTGCGTGCGTGGCTGCATTAGCTTTTGGCCAAATGTCATCTCAGGCGCAGGCTGCCCAGCCGCTGCTGTTGCAGGGGTAGGCAAACCAACCTGACCGGGCTTTGGCGTAAGGCGTGAGGCCTGAGCGTTCTTTAGCACCTGCTGCATCAGCGGCGATAGCTGCTGGTTTGCCAACATTGGCGACTGAGGCGGGGCAGGCCGAGGCAAAGCCATAGGTGGGGTCATCCCCTGAGGTGTTTGATATTGGCGCGTAATGTTTGCCTGCGGCATAGGCGCTCTGCCCTGAAGCAGTCGGTTGAATCTGTCGTAAACGCTCATGCCCTAACCCCTAACCTAAAAGCCCAGCCAAGGCACCAAGTCCAGCGCCCATACCGCCACCCATACCCGGTATCATTCCAGCAAGCTCTGCACCACCTAATGCGCCACTGAGTACGTTGCCAGCGGTATTTCTGAACACTGGCTGCGTGCTTTGCCCGCCAACAGTACCACCCTGAACGGTTGCCATATAATTTGCGAGAGATGTGAGAGGCTGCTGCTGCTCCATATTGAAGCGTTCAATGTCAGCCGCCAGCTCTGCCGCAGACTGAGCCTCACGCGCACCGCCGACACCGGCAAGGGTGTTGAGATCAGCGAAGCCAAACTCACGCGCCTGCGGGGCTTGCCCGATTGCCGCCTGTTGAGCCTGAAGTGCCATAGGCGCAAGTGCCTGAGCCAGTGCAGCCTGCTCGTATCCTGAGCCATAACGGCCAGCCTTTGAGGCTCTGGCCTGCATCTGCTCAACGACAGGCCGAAACGCGGCTGACTGAAGCGGGTTAGTCCCCATCAGGTTCTGCATTACAACGTCTTGGACGGCAGGAATAAACTGCGATCCGTCAATTGCCTGCTGGCGTGTCGCTGACAAGGCCATCTCGGATTCAGGTGAAAAACCTATAGTGGTTTGACCGGGGTAAAATTGTGGCTGGTTTTGATATAGGTTTTTAGCCTCAGACAAGCCAAACTCTAAGAACGGTTTTGCGTACTCTGGTGCGCTAGTCGTTTGCGTGATTTGTCTGGTGTCTCCACCGCCGCCTTTACTCATCTCTCAAATCCTTTGTCAAAACCACCGACGTTGCGGTGTAATCTTTCAGTTGTCTCTGCCAGCCCTTCCGGCCATTGATCTCCATCGCGTCGCAGCCCTGAGCCTTAGCCCAAACTGCAATAGACTTCTCAGCCTCAACCAGCTCATCTAAGTCACCGCCTGCAAGCCAAATGCGGCACACGGTCAGGCTGGGGTAGTCAACAACTTCGGTTATAATACACGACTTTTCCAACGGATGTAACTGTGCCTCACCAACCGCGCAGGCAAGGTAAACATCGTCTATTGAGTGCGTGCCGCCGGAGTATTCGAGGGCATCCGCAATATACTTGCGGTTTCTCTCAAACTTCTCTTTCAGCTTGTCTTCAGCCGATAATAAGGTAGGCAAATCTTGCATCGTGTCCCTGATTGTCGTGGTTAATAACCATAGTGCCGTCTACGCTTGTGCTGTCTATATATGGATTGTGATGCCAAGGGTCGTGGTCAACACCAGTAAAAAACACCAAGCTAGATGTTGAATAGCGCGGCTCCTGCACAGTAGTCTGCGTTTCGTTTGCCGGAAACGTCACATAGCCAACGCTGTTCAAGCCGCCGTTAATCGTGCGGTTAAGCACCTCGGCAATCTCGCGTGTCGTGGCCGTGATCGGGTTTAATATGCGGAAGTTGGTGATGCGCTCTGTAGTTGTCATCTGCGGCCAACCTTCCTAGCCTCAATATCAATACCTTGAACATAGTCAAAACCGGTAAATTCAAGTTTTGCCCTGTGGTATCTGCCGGAAGCCCTGAACGGCACAAACCCGCCCGCGTTCATGCCCTGTGCTGGCGTAAACGAAACAGAGGCAACGGACGTGTCTCTGACGCCGATCTGGACGTCAACAGACCCAGCATCAAAATACGGATAAAGCCTAGTAACGATGCTGTGGCTTCCCTGCGAAATGGCGGCCTCGCCTGTCACTATTGTTGCTGGGTAAATACCAGTTCCGGTAAATGTGTAAATTGTATTGCCGACAGCGCCACCAAAGAAATACTCTCCGCCCCTGAATATCTGGCTGTCTGTCTGAATGGTCATAGCATCAACAGTCGCGCTGATTGCGTCTAGCTGGTCAACAGTGTATCCGCCAGAGTAAAACGGCGCTAGGTATGACATGCCGATTTCAACAAGCGACCACCTGTTTAGCGCATAATTATAAACAATAATTCTATCAGGCTCACCTGATGGAGATGAGTTTGACGTGTAAGACCACATAGCAATCTGGTTTAGAGGGTCAACGCTTGCCGACATTTTCTCTTTAAATGCTGAGTTAAAGTCATTGGCAAACCACTTGTTGACCTTTTCGTTTCCAATCGGCTGCACGGACTGTCCGTCTGTGGCGTAAAACCCATCGTCTGACAAGAAAAAGACGCGGTTGCCGACATTGCAGATAGAGTTTTTAACCTTACAGCCGCGCTGATTTTCGATCCGGTCAAACTGAAAAATAAGTGGCGGCCCTGTGTATGTGGCTCGAACAACAGCGCGTTCCATCAGAATTATTGCGAACTCTCCGCCAACAACGCCCTGACAGGCACCTGCGTCAACGATGTCCTGAAAATCACTCTGGTCAATGCCAGATGTCCAGCTAGTGATGTCGTTAAATCCAGACCAACTAACGCGGTATGGTATGCGGCCAGAACCCTCATCAATATTAGCCAAAAATACGAAGTCACGCACAACGGCGCAATCTTCAGCGCGGTCTGGACTTCCAGTCAAATCGCTAAACACTGTGTCCGTGCCAAGCAAAAACTTCTGAGGGGTTTCGCCAATGCCGCCAGTTGCGATAATGTACTCGCCAAATTGGACAAATTTCCAACGCTCACCGGCAGTCAAAGAATACCCGCCAACCTTGCTCACGTCATCAAGGTTGTTTGTGGCTGGATTAAATGCATATAGCTTTGTGTCGTCACCGGCAAACAGCTTTGCGTTTCCGTTGTTATCCTTTGCAGCAAAGATGCCCCTGATGTTTCCGGTTGCCGCGTTGCTGTAGGCAACCGCCTGCGGAAACACCCTATACCCAGCGAGCGCCGGTATGACGTTTGTAGCCTCAATTAGGCCGGGATTGCTAAAGTCGGGCTGGTCTGGCAGCCACTCGCCAAATTGTATCATTGTCCTATCCAATTCCCTGCTGCCGGAGCTGACCCTGCTGACCATACACCAATTTGCGTTGAGGCGACAGACCACGGCGGGACGGCTGTAGTTGTCCCAACCCATTGCTCGCCACGAATAACCATAGTCAATGAGCCATTAAATACCGCCCTGCCGGTCGAAGCTCCATTAAATACAGCAAACACATTTGCCGCTGATGTAATCTGCGTTGAGGCGGCAGCCTGTGCAAACGTAAGGAAGTTCGAGCTTGACGTGGCTGAGGCTGACACAGAAACAGAGGCGGAGACTGTCCGAACTCTAGTGCTGTCAGACGTGGCGCTGCCAACGGCGTTGACCAGAGCCTCAAACGGCCTGACGCGGAGAAACGCGCTAGAGGCGGTATTTATAGCCTGAGCAGCTCCGGTGACAGTCCTTGTTCGCGTAATGTCAGAGCTTGCAGACACAGCCGCGCTAACCGAAGCCGAAACAGTCTTCACCCTGACGCTGTCGCTTGTCGCTGAGGCTGAGATAGCGCCAGTGCCGCCTGACACCTTTACCTCAAGGCTGAGGGTGTCTAGCGGCCCATAGTCCCAAGAATCCAGAACCCCCCAACCATCCATATGGTCAAGGGCAACGGCAGTCCAAGCAACCCTATCGCCAACCGTATCAACGGTAAACGGTAGGGCGTCTACGGTGCCGGTTAGGCGGTCTACTGGTGCAATGGTTGCCATCTATCCGCCTTTAGTCTGCGGTGATGTCCATATCACCAATTGCGATTTTAAGGATGTCGCCAGATGAAATGACCTTGCTTGCGGTCAGTGCGCCGTGGATCAAGAGGTTTCCGCCAGACAGCGCATCAAACAGGCCAAAGTGGCTGACCGTACCCCAAGAGCCGGTTGCGGCGTTAAACTCAACCGCCGCGCTGTTGTCAGCAGAGCCAGATGACGCTGCCGCAAACGTAATAGCCTCACGCGCATAGTTGTTTCCGGTCAGCTCAGTGCCGCTGTTGTCGTCGTTAAACGATCCGGTTGACAGGCCAACATAGACAGTGGCAGGCATTGTATATGCGCCGGTTCCAAGAATATGGTCGAGAATTTCATTCTCAAGATAGTCACTCATTGCACTCATAATTTAAGTCCCCGCAGCTTGCGATTGGCGTTGATAAATACTACTGATCTGGAGGCTGCCGGTGCCGTAATGAGACCTTTGCTCATCGACCTTGATCTCCTCCAGAGCCTTGTCAAATCTAGCCATATACTGAGATGCCCTAGTCTCATCAAGAAGGTAGGCATAGGCTTCGGCGAGGCTTCCATAAAGATAAGCGTCTGGCGAGCGCGTCAAAACATCGTTGACAAGGTTAGTTGGCGACAGTGGCTCAATATTGCCAATGTAGACAATCTCGGCCTGATAGCTTGTGTCAGGGATCGGGCGCAACTTCATTTCTGCGCCAACAATACTAAATCCCTTGGGCTTGCCGTGGCCGTTTGATGCGTACTGCTCATCCAGTGCCACAGGGCTGTAATATTTTAAGACAGTTAGCGGAGACGTGTTCAGCTTGACCTCACGGACTTCGCGCATATCAACCGGCAGAGAAATATACTCATTGCCCTGCGTCAACGTCGCAATAGAACGCTTCTCCTGACCGCGTGACTCCAGCTCGCGGCTCATGCGCCCCTCAGCCAGCGCAATAAAGTCAGGGATTTGCGCGGTCA